CACGAATAGCAGTCAGATACTGACAGGCCGAGTATATCAACGGCCGTCAATGTTCACAAAGGCAGACAAGTGAACATACTGTATGAGGTGACTAGTACACCGATACACCAAGCGGTCAAGCCTGGCAGGATCGCGGACCGCATGAACACGGAAACGGCGACTGCGGACAGTCCAGAAAGCTCTCCCACACCTACGAAAGAAGCCTGAGAACTTCTTTAGAAGACAGAAGCCGTAAAGCAGTGACCATGAATGCACATACACGCAATGACGACATACCACGACGTGAAAGACGAACTGCAGAAACCACCCCCTCTTTACCCCCCCCTGTTCCGGTGTATGGCTGTCCTAGTACACCGAGACTGTAGCACTCCTAGGATACTACGGAACCCGAACGAAGTCGTACGGAAACCGAAGGACCAGCCGGTGAACCCCTGAGAACGTTCGGTCACCGAACTGAGCAAGCTCCAAAGGCCCATGAACAGCGCATATCACCGAGAACTTCACACAATCGCCACAATGGCAATGTGTCAGGGCATTGACATCGAGCAATGAATAGGTATGATACTTCCAGACGCTGACGCGAAGCATCGCACAGCGAAACGCACCACCGGCGCGGGAACCGGAAGCACCACCAACCCGGAAGGAGTACAGCACATGCAACAGACCATGAAGATCAGCCACCAGACACCAAACGGTCATCCAACACTGGAAATGGTCGAGCAGTTCATTGTCCCCCAGTCCACCAGCCCCACGACGCTTGACGCTTTACATTACGTGGACACCCACGCGATCGGCCGCCCGGTCGGAACCATGCCCCAGTATGCAGTGACCGAAACCGCCGAACATCCCGCCTGCTGGATCGTGACCCGGAAGTCGATGTTGTCCGGTGTCGAACTCTACAAGGAGATCGAGAACGCGCACCAGGCAGCACTGGACGAAGAAGCCCAACGCGAAGCCGCCAAATGTGCCGCGATCCTGGCAGAGATCAGAAACGACGACCGCAAAGCCATGGCCGAACAGGACCCAGACTATCACGGGCCAACCGAGCGCACCTATGAAACGACGAGTTTGGCACTGCAGCTGTCCAACAACGAATATCTCTACGACGCAGCACGGGGAGCAATCAGAGCCAATCGCACAATCAACGAAGCCCAGCAGGAAGGCAACGACGACGCGAACCCGATGAATGACGCGGACGCCCTGCAAGCATACGTAGCCGGTATCCTTGAGGACCAGGACACCCGGAATCCACAGCTTGCGTTGTTGGTGGCACTCGCCACTGCAGCCACCGCACGCGTCGACTGGGAAGACGTGGCAGCACAGATCAGCGAGGACCTATAGCCATGCGAACAACCGTTTACTTGCATCTGGAAGCCGACAACGACCGCAACGGCAACCCCCGCAGACTGTTCTACTGCATCACCACCAACACGGACCACCCCGGCATGGTGATGATCGAGGCGATCGACGAAGGGTACGAAGGCGAGGAGCCATTGAAGCGAGCTTACCCGACCGCAGAGTATGCAGGAGCGGTGACGATCCCGGCCGCCGAATATCGCCGCCTGCTGTCCCACCGTAAGCACTGAACGATTCACGGCAGCTGGCCCAGAGGACCAGCCACCGCGAGCCGTACCAGCAGAATGGCCCGACCGGAACCGGAACCGATGACAACCGGGACACAAGGAGCAACCCATGAAGACGATTCACGCACATGCAGCAGGTGGAGAAGGGATCGAAGAGATCAGGAAGGGATCCAAGTATTACCACATTCGGCATCGCCTGTCCGACGTGTGGGTCCACGTTCCACGGACTGCAGAACTCGACGCAGCGTTTGCGGCCGTGAACTATGAGCCGTTCCGCTATGCCGAACAGCTGGCCGACGCGGTGAAGGAGTGACATGACCGCCACGAAGACCAGGAAGCGCGAACATCTCACAGCCGCCGAGCGTGAAGCCCGGCAGCGGGAAGCACTGAACCGTGCACGCACAGGGAGCACATGCGAGAACGACATGATCATTATGGTCGAGTTTGCCAGCCGTGGCATTGACGCACACCCGCGCCAGGACTGTCTGACGTTCAACGGGTGGAAAGCCCTCCACCGCCACGTACGAAAGGGTGAGCATGGCGTCTGTGTGCCGGTGTACTTCACGAAGGACCAGAAGAAGGACGACGGAACGACGGAGCAGCGCACGATCAGAACAGGAGCGGTCGTCTTCCATATTTCGCAGACGGACCCCGACGAGGAAAAGCGGCCAGCCGATGAGGACCGACGCGAGGCCGAACTATTGAAGCAGGAGCAGGAAGACGAAGCACAGGCGCAAGACGCCGGACTGTTCTAACCAATTCACGGCAGCCGCCCACCGAGGGAGAGCGGCCACCGCGAGCAGGCGCAAGCCCAGCCCGAAGAACGACCGGAACGGGAACCGGAGCAGTCAACCCGCAGGAGGTTGAAGACATGGCACGATTTATCGGATGGATCAGCGCGTACAAGGGCAACAACAGCAGCGAAGCAAGCAGATCGAGTGCTTCCATGGTGAGATCCACGGCACACGGGTGGAATGTAGGCGGAACGGTCCACGTGCACGCATCGAACACGGATGATGAGAAGCACGGCCACCGCGATCAGGTCCGTCTGGAAGTCGACGGGGGGAGCACCGGCAGCCTGGTGGGGTACACCGTCGCATGGGTCACGGAGACGGACGGCCTGCCCGCGTTGCACATTCACTTGCCGAACAAGTACACCAAGAAGCATGACTTTTCAAGCATTGTACTGATCGACGACGAGACTAACAAGGAGACTGTTATTTACACGGCACCAGCCGCCGAGGGAAAGTGACATGAGACAGCACATGGCCTTTATCCGTGAGGACTGGGACGTGTTCGTTGCAGCGGAAGCGAAAGCTCTGCAGGGAGAAGTGACGGCATGAGCAACGAGAACCTATCCCGAGACAAGGCATTGCATATCCTGACCGCAGCGGTCGAGAGCCAGGAACGGCAGGCACAGCATGAAATGGAGCTGTCCCGCATGGCCCAGATCAACGGTGACAAGGTGAGGAGCGACCAGCATACAATGAACGCGACAAGGCATTGGAACTACAAAGCGGGGATGGTCCAGGCGGCCGAGGCTTTAGGATTCACGTATCTGGAACTCTTCGGGCACTGATTGATTGCCAGCTGACCGGACGCCGTCGCGTCCGGTGAACGGGCAACCCCGTTACATGCGGACGACCGGAAAACCGCGCATACAACCGGCCGGTGAAGAAGATGAAGAAGGACCGGCAACACAAGATCCGGTACGAGGCGATCATTGAAACGTGGGTAAACAGCGAGAAGACGGAGGCCGCTTATGGCGCGTCTGGTATCTACCGGCAGACCTACCAAGCAGCCTACCAGGACGCTGTGGCAGGTGGCACCGGTGACATGGCGGGATGTGTCATGCAGACGAACACGGTGGGCGGTCAGGTCCATCGACTGTTCGCGCAAGAAGACATCGACCGCGCAATCCGGCATGACGCCATGATCAGACGGCAAAGGAGAACTGCATGAAAGCAGCGGACATCAAGAACGGCCAGCACCTGTTATACAGCGGCTCGACCGACTGGGAGAAGCGCACCAGCTGGGATCGTGGGCATGAGGTTGAAGTCATCGACAGCCGAAGAAAATGGACGGACAGCGCATGGAGTGACCCAGCCCATAACGTGAAGTTGCCAGACGGCCGCACAATCGACTTGCCGGGTGGACTCCAAGAATCCGTAGTCGAGTCGAGATTCGCCAAGGTTCTCATCCAGAACGTGCGAACGCTGAAATATGCTGTCTGTGAACCCCGCGAATTGCGCGGCGACATCGTAGAGTGTCGCCACATTCAAGCACTCCTCGACGATGTGGAATGGGAGAAGGACCGGGAGCGACAGAAGGAGCGCGACGCGCATGATGCCATTATGGAACCGCTGATGGCTAGTCTTTCCCTTGCTGGGATCTTTGCTGGACGGTCGAGCTACGAGACGGACACGCACTATGAGGTCATACTCGATGAAGCAGGTGTCAGAAAGCTGACAGCAGTTCTCGAAAGGAGCAAATCATGGAAAGAGGAAGGACAGGGATAACCCGCTGGATCCCGATCCGCTACGGACCGGGAACGATTCACGCACGCATGAACGGAACGCGAATTGAGGCACAGTCAATGCAAACCGGTGAGCCGTGCGCGTTCGACGACGTGACCCGCAACATGCTCATCGAAGACACCAGGCGCGGCGTGTGCATCCAGGTAGCAGCAGCATGTGCCGAGCGTGACCCGGACTTGCGGTGGAAACTGTGCCAGCCGAAGACATTAGTCGTGGATTACACGAAGTGCCAGCTCCAGGGAAAGGCGGCCGTCATTCTGTTACAGGCAGCGCGTGCGTATGCCGATGACTACGGGCGGAAGCTGGGCGATCTCACGCGCACGTCATGGGCCGATCTCGTGAAGATGATCCCAGGGGAGAAGCCATATGAGCCGTAAATGCAGGATCGTGTGCGCGTCGGCTTGCCGGGTCTGTGACATCACGCCATGCGACGACCGCGTGGCGGACCAGCAGACCGAGGAGAAGGCGAACGCAGATGCGGCACGTTCCGCAGGAATGACGGTCACTGAGCTGTTTCGCCTGCTCGACGGAACAACCGTCGCCTGTACTCCCAACCCGTTCGACGACCGCACCGAAGACGTGAAAGAAGCACAGGCCCAGCAGAAGTGCGGGATGCGCTCCGATCTCATGTGCAGGCACTGCGCCGAGGAAGACTGCAGCGTGCGGAAAGCGCCGAGGACCTACTGATGGAAAACGGATACAAGGTCAATGACCGCGTACAGCGCATGTGCGCGACGAAACCTGGACGGCGGCTGCACCCGCACGGCATCCTCAAAACAGGCACCGTCACGCATGTCGGGCACACGCAGGTCCAGGTGACATGGGATGATGGCATGACCAGCATCTACCGAACCGACGAATTGACGCCGATAAAGGAGAACGCATGAGAATCCTCATCGTGAAAGTACCGCACGGCGACCGGCCGGTGGACACGTGGATGGTGGCGTACTCGTTGCCGTTTACTGTCGTGGGAACGTGCAACTACGGATCCCAGGGCGACCTGGTGACCCTCGAGCTGACGACACCCCACACGGCACGCGAGCAGCAGGCGCAGGAAATCTTCTCGAATCACGTGGGAAAGATCGCCGCAGACATGGGAAAAAATGTCCATGTAACTGTTCGGAAACCGGAAGATATTGTTGCTCGGGCATACCCGCAGATGAGCCTGTCATGGCTCACCGACCATCGGACAAAAGGAGCGTAATGACATGGCACAACGGAACATGACGCTGACCCTTGACAATGTTCACGCCCGTGCTACCATAGGTGGCACGATGATGAATGGATGGATGCAAGTGACCGAGCAGTTGCCGAAGGATACAGCAAGAGTGCTGTCGATCCTGCAGGAAGGGGACACGGAACCGTGGCTGGCTCCGAGGCATCAGTGGATGGTCAAGGATGGTATCGTTTTTGCGTTTTTCGACAACGTGCAGGTGGAAGGGTACGGACTGTGGGAGGAACACGCGAAGGACGTACAGATCGTTGACAAGGCTGTCAAGCTGCTCGAACGCATTATCGAACTGATCCAAGCGACAAACAGAAGTGCAGGGTATGCAGATCTTGCACTCGCAGCCGACCGCATACGCAACGCGGGTGTGCCGATCGTCACCGAAGGAAAGGAGAGGTAATGGGAACCGCTAGTCTGCATTTTCATCAACCGAGAGAGTACACCGTCAAAGGCGGTGTACGCATGGACGTGTCACGGATCGTTGTTTCAGAGATCGAACACCCGGTCAGTCATGAAATCCGGGTATACGGCGTCTTGTACGAGCCGGGCACCGGTCCGCTCTCGCGGGTTCTGGTCATGCGTCTCGAAGAAGCGGTCGATTTGACGGACAACCTTGCGGAGACGGTGCGCGATCTGCTCACCCACCGCGAGTATGAGGTCACGTAGGAGGTCCCATGGACCAAGAGAAGAAGACGGAACGGGTACGGTACAACCAGCGCCCACGGATGCTTCGCATCCAGCAGTCGCTGTTGAACGTTGAACGCCTCGGCGTACTCGAGGGCATCACCGACGAGAAATGGAACAAGGGGCTGGACACACTCAAGAAGGTGATCCAGGAGAGGAGCAAGTAATGGCACCCTATCAGGGAGCAGGAGACGGCAGCGTTTCGGTTGGCAAGCAGCCGGAACAACCACCGCTGGATCAGATGATACAACGTCTGGAAACGCACATCGAGAACGTGGCAAAGCGCGTCGATGCCCTGACCGGCAGGGTCCAGGGCCTTATGCCCAACGTACCGACTAGCCCCACGCCGGAGCGCAAGACCGACCGGCCAGGGTCAAGCACGATAGTTGATGTGCTGGGAAAGATCGACGAACGTATCCTCGAAGTGGACGACAAGATCGGCTACCTTCTCGAACGCATCGAGGTCTGATATGCCGGATGAAGTGAAGAAGACGGCGGCAGCACCATCCGCTGCATCCTCGATTGCCGTGTACAAGGACGCGCACGGCAACGAGGTGAAGCTTTCGTTGAAGACGGTCCAGAACTACCTCGGCCTGCGCGACGCATCAGAGCAGGAGTGTGTGTTTTTCATCACCATGGCGAAGGCGTCAGGCTTGAACCCGTTTCTCCATGAGATTTACGGGGTCAAACTTGAGAACCAGCCCATGTATACCGTCGTCGCCTACCAGGAGTTCGTCAAGCGTGCGGCGCACAGCGGCCATTACAAGGGCTACCGCGTGGACATCGAGGAAGATCCGCAAACCCATCTGCCGGTGAAAGGCACGTGCATCGTCAAGCGTGACGACAGAGACGAAGGGTTCCAGACGAAGGTCGTGCTGTACTTCAACGAGGTTGCCAAAACGTTCAGATCCAACGGCACCAACCACAAGGCAGGCGATCTCATGAGTACATGGGCCGTCATGCCTCACGCGATGTTTGAGAAGGCCCTTATTAAGAGGGCGCACATGCTGGCGTTCCCGGAAGATGACACGTTGCAGCAGCTGGGAGCGACGGAAGCCGACGCGCAGGTGGAGCAGGACACACAGGTCGTCGAAGGGGCAGGCACTGTCCAGGAGACGGTCAAGACCCACAGCGGACAGACGATCATCGAGTCCACGGGAGAAGTCGTGGAAGATCAGCCGGTCGAAGGACCCGACACCCTCTTTGACCCGCCATCGACCGACGACGAGAAGGTCAACGTGGGAGCTATCGCCGCGTACATGAAGTGGGGAGAGGAAGACTTGCAGGCGCAGTTGCAGCAGGCAAAGGCTGGCTGTTCTTCACTCGACACCATGACCCACGAGTGCTACGTGAAGTTCATGGAAGGGTGGCGCATGTGGGCGAAGGCATGGGGCCTTGCACTGACAGCGGACGGCGTGCCCGTCGAGCAGAAGCAGACCAAGAAGTAATCATGGGTATAACCATCGAGTTTCATCAGCCGTTTGACTACCTGCCAGAGATTCCTGCTGGCACGTCCTGTCATCAGTGTGTGTTTGTCACCAACCGTGTCATGGGATTCAAGACAGTGATGGACGGGGTGCCGCATGAGATCGCACCTGCTGCCATCTGCCGCCACTATACCAAAGAGTTGAGTCGGATAGTCTGGCTCACCTATGGAAACGACGGAAACCCGGAGCGGTGCGTGAAGTGTCTGCAGGACTTCCCGTATGGTGCGAGTTTCCAAGTTGCAGCAAACCCGAAGCCACTCAGTGAAGTCGAGAAAGCAGCCAGAGCACTGCTGAGTCCTGTCCGTCTCTACCTTACCGAGACTCAAAAGTGGCAGTTTGAGGACGCGAACCACGAAGCACGGAAGATGATCGACCGACTGGTCGCCGCCGTCAAAGCAGAGAAATGAGCAAACTGATCTCGGTCAGCTCCATCGTGAACTTCCCGGAGAAGCCATGGTTGCAGACGTGGATCGTCAAGTTGATGAAGGGAGAATATGCTGACTGGGAGAAGGGCACGGAGCCTTCGGAAGTGCGGACCGAGGCACAACGGGTCGGCACGGTGTTTCACCTGCTCGTGCAGAAGCAGCTCGGGCACCAGCCGACACCTGCCCTGACAAACGCCGCGAACAAGGCGTTGCTCGACGAGCAGATAGCGACCCGTGCCTACCGTTCGTTTGATTTGTGGAACACGTGGTACAAGAGCGTGCAACTAGAAGTCGAACACGTGGAGTTTGATGTCTCGGATGAGGCAATGGGCGTCAGCGCACGGTGCGACGCATTGGCAGTCATTGACCACAAGCACTGTCTGTGCGAGTGGAAGACCGGCAACGAACTCCACGAGTCGGACGCACTAGAAGCGGCGGCGTATTGTGTCCTTTCGGAGCACAAGACAAGGAACACCATACGGCAGGCGCTGCTTGTGCACGTGCCATACAACGGCGGACCATTGCGTGTCGTGACGCTGGATCAGGCGGCAATCATTCACGGCGCATCTACGTTTGTTCGACTGCTGGAAGCGAAGAAGGCGTGGAACGAGTGGAATATCCTGTGCCATACAGGGCTGAGAATAGGAGCGTAACCATGGCAACGAGGTACACATTTGTCGCAAAGGGGTTGGACATCGACGACGACGACATTGACGACAAGATCAACGACGCCGCCGAAGCGTATGCGAAGAAGAAACACATCGAGCATTATCTTATCACGGACTACTTCAACGACGAGAAAGGAGTGAGAATCAACCTGGAGGACATCGGAGAATGAACACATTTTGGTGGGTTTTTTGCATCGTTTTTGCCCTGATTTTGGGGGCAGTTTCGACCGTAATTTGGGGCAGTTTTCAGCACGAAAAAGGGTACAAAGATGGGTACTCGAACGGGTACAAGAAGGGAGCGAACGACCAGTACGCCGAGACGTACAACAAACGCTTGCTGAGGCAGGCGCAGCGGGTATCCGCAAAGGAGAAAACACATGAAGCAGCGACCATTGCAGGCAGCGGAAGTGGAGAGGTTCCAGGGAGCACTGAACCAAGCGATCGCGTCATTGGCAGCGGCACGTTCAATGTACTCGTCGATGATGCTCACCCCGGAGCAGATCCAGTCTCCGGCAACGTCCAATGACAAGGGCTATATGAACCTCACCAACGCCGGACCTGCGCTCGACATGGGGATCAATCAGTGCATGAGTGCCATCTTCGACCGCTCGAAGCAAGAGGCAGAGGAAGCGAAGAAGGAAGCGGCGGCTCGGCAGAACATCGTCAAGGCTGGGCCGGGCGTGGGTTTCAACTGATGAACGAGCGCACAGGGCTACTGCTTCTCACGATGAAGTTCCAGGCGCTGGCATTTGCCCACGCCATGAATCGGGTGGAGCACGCCCTGCTTGCGCTGGAAACAGGCGGGTCACTGGACGACGTGATTGACGAAATGAACACCATGGCACTGGCAGAAAGTGCGTTCGACGACGCGTTCAGCGAACTGCAGGGGTTCATCGAGGTCACCTACAACTCGAACGCGGACCCCACGGACTTGACACGGAACAAAGATTAGTCTAGCATAAAAGAGGCGGCAGCAAGACCGAGGAATCGAGAGCCTCGGATGTCCCGAAGCCTACTGCGGGGCCGCCTCCTTTCTTCTCAGTAGACGGGAATAGTGGGCGAGCCTATCCCTCGCCAATGAGATAAACGAGGAGATGGCGCATGGAAACACACTTGACCGTCAAGGAAGTTTCTGCACTACTCTACGAGCTTGCCAGCGACACGGAACCACCCGTCACAGTCGATGAATTGCGGATCGCAATGAAGGTCTTGAGCTTTCTCATTACGCAACCCGACGTGACAACACATGCCGCTACCCTCCCTGGGATCATTGCCCGAGCCGACGAAGCAAATCTCAACCCTGCTGGCATTGATTACAGCAAGGAGATTTATCAGGCGGTCAGTCGTTTCTCCCACCCTATGAGCGTGTTCTGCGAAAGCGGCATGGCCTATATGAGTCTGAACTTGGCAACAAGTCAGAACGACCCTTGGGCTGTCTACTAGATCGTGACTCCCGACTACAAGGGGCCGTGGGTTGCCCTGTATGCCAAAACAAAAGACAGCAAGGCATTTGTCGAACTCACGTGCGTTGAACGCAGCGTCTTTTTCCATACGTTCCTCTTGGCTGCACGCACAGAGCACGACTTCCTCTATCACCAGCGGTCCTATCACCTGCTGCCCGGACAATTCGTGATCACCCTGACCGACTTAGCGCAACAGTGTGGATATGGCTGCTCCGAGAAGATTGTACGGAGAACAGTTGACAAACTCGTGAAGTATCAAACTTGGGCACACCAAAGGGCAGACGGAAGGGCAGACGCACCAAACCTTATAACCTTCATCAATTGGAGTTCATACCAGCAGTCATTCACAACTAGGGCAGACGAAAGGGCACACGGAAGGGCACAGGAAGGGCACACGGACGACATGCTATCGCTGTCTACGACTGACGGAAAAAACAGTAACACAGAAGGTACACTGGTCTTTGGTACACAGACAAGAAAACCTCCTAAGGTTCCACAGGTCATAGCAAAACCCAAACCTTCCATGTCGCCGGACGTGGTAGAAGTCCTTGCCTATCTCAACCAGACAGCAGACAACCACTTCCGCAATCCTGGCGAGATCCCTGCGCGTTTGGCAGAGGGACATACTGTGGCAGAGTGCAAGATCATCATCGACAAGAAGTGCGGGGAGTGGAGAGGAACAGACCAAGAGAAGTTCCTCAACCCTGTCACCCTGTTCCGGGCCATACACTTCGATACCTACCTCAACCAGAAAGGAATCAAAGAGATTCCACGGTATACCGCAGGAGCAATGAAAGGTCAGCCGATTCTCATCAACCACAATGGCGGCAGTCAGCAGGCAAACAAGCGGCCGACACCGCCTCTCGACACGAGCAAAATGATTAAAGGAGCGTGACATGAAGATCACGATGGACGGCAAGTACCAGACGGATATGGGCCGACCGGTCCGCATCCTCGCGGTGGACCGGAAGAACGAGCAGGGCTATTGCGTCGTCGGCCTGACGATGCACTTTTCGGGCAATGAGGAAGTTGAGTGCTGGAAGGCGGACGGGACGAGCGGCAACACCGCTGGATCCTGTCTCGTACCTCTCCCGGTTCAACACACCGCGTGGGCTATCGTCGACCAGTGCGGGCATATCCTCAGACTCTTCGGCGAGACGGACGATGACCGGCTGAAAGCACAGGTTTCGGCTGACGTGTTTATCGGCCAGCGCGTTGTCCCCGTTCGCTGGGTGATGTGACATGTGGCAGGACACGCTGGTCTGCCTGCTGTGGTCGGCGGCACTGGTCGCTGCCGGGTACTACATCGGCAGGGCAGAGGAACGGCGCACCGCGAAGAGCAGGGAGCAGGCAATCAAGACACAGGCGTACCAAGACGGCGGCCGTCAGGTCTTCAACCAGATGCTCGGGTTCTCGAAGGCGGACCGTCGCCTGGACCTCGCCAAGTGGCGCGAGGAGAAGATGACGGCCGAAGAGTGGAGCCGCTTATACATGCAAACGTTCGATGACACGCACACACAGGAGGGATCCTAATGGATATGCAGACAGCAGTTGCACCATTGCTCGACAGTATCGCTCAACTCACCGCGCAGGCAGAGGCACTGGACGCAGACCTTGCCAGTGACCCGCGCTACGCCCAGCTCTCCATCATCCGGGCAAACATCGACTCGTGCGAAGAGCGGATCAAGGAGGAACTGAAAGGGTCAGGCATCGCAGCAATCACGATCCAGAGTTCCGGGTATGAAGCTGAATTGAAAACCAGGCACAACAAGGGAACCGTGGTCTACAACGTGCCAGCGATCGAAGCGCAGCCGTGGGGGGCAGGGTGTATCGTCAAGGCCGTCAACGAGAAGGTGTTCAAGGCAATCGTCGAAGCCATGAGTTTAGACATCACCCAGTTCGCAAAGGTGGAGCCGGGAACCACGACGCTGGCCGTCAGTATTCACAAGGTGGAAGATAAGCAGCCATGACTGAGCAGGGTTTGTTTGGCGAGTTGCCACCGGTTCAACCAAAAAAGAAACTCTACAAGTCCGAGCGCATGTGGCAGATCTACGGCAAGCGCGAGGACAAGACCTGTGGCGACTGCCAACACCTGATCGTGCGCTATGGCGACGTGCCCGCCTCGTACTTCAAGTGCAAGTTTTACGGCAATTCAGGTTCGGAAGCGACCGACTGGCGCAAGAAGTGGATAGCCTGCGGGCTATGGAAGGAGAGGAAGTGAACCATCTACGGAGCGCGGCTGCGTTCGCTGCAGCCAACGATCGGCGAAAGGAAGCGGCCAGTGTCTGTGTCTGGCATATGCCGCCAGAGTTTGAGAACGAAGATGCCGTGTTCGTCACCGCCTGCGGGCACACAGTGGAACTCGGAGAGAACGAGTCCGACGAAATCTACAGGTACTGCCCTTTCTGTGGCAAGCGGATCTGCTGGGACCATATGCGGCGGCGATGATCGACCGGATTCTGCAAGGCGACGTGCGGGCCTGCCTGCAGCAGATCGAGGCAAACTCGGTCCAGTGCTGCATCACATCGCCTCCCTACTGGGGATTGCGCGATTATGGAACAGCCGTGTGGGAAGGTGGTGATCCAAACTGTGATCACAAGCAGGGCACGGCACGAAATGACGGAGGCAGAGTGAATGTCTCTGGATTCCATGGATCATCGGCCAGCAACAGCGACAAGGGAGCCATGAACTACGTCGGCATCTGCCCGAAGTGTGGCGCACGGCGGACAGACTCGCAGATCGGCCTTGAACCAACACCCGAAGCCTACGTTGCCGATTTGGTAGAAGTGTTCCGAGAGGTCAAGCGTGTTCTCAGAACAGACGGAACGCTCTGGCTGAACCTTGGAGACTCTTATGCGGGGAATAATTCGCAGGCGTCAAACGGTGGCAGGGCGGGGTTTGGCAATCCCAGAGAGCGAGTAGTCAATCGAACGGCGGATGGACTCAAGCCCAAAGACCTCGTAGGTATCCCGTGGCTGGTCGCGTTCGCCTTACGTGCAGACGGCTGGTACTTGCGTCAGGACATCATATGGGCAAAGGCCGTCAGCGGTGAGATTCGTAAGGGATCGGCGATGCCCGAATCTGTACGAGACCGATTCTGCAAGTCACATGAATACGTGTTCTTGTTGACGAAATCTCCAAGATACTACTTCGATGACTTAGCAGTTGCCGACGTACTTGACAATGACGAATCCCATGAGTATAATATAAACGAGACCGAACAGGAGGCTGCTCATGGAAACCAAGATTTGCAGCATGTGCAAGCAAGAGAAACCGATAGCCTGTTTTTACAAGAACAGTCAACAGAAGGACGGACTGGCAGGCAAGTGTCGGGACTGTATGGTGATCGTCAGAAAGGCATACGACCACAAGTACAATGCGAGCGAGAAAGCGAAGGCAACGGCGAAACGCTATTACCAGTCAGAGAAGGGGCAACGAACGAAAAAAGCATACAGAGAAGGTTACGAGATGACGCCGGAGCAGAAAGAGCGTTATCGGCTGACGGGCCGGAAACACGAGAAGGAAGGGAAGTACAAGGTTCGCAGGAAGAGATACGATGCAACCGAGAAGGGCAAGAGAATGAAGGCAATCAAGGACAAGCGTTATGCCAAAACGGAGAAGGGAAGGTTTGCCAAGCACAAGACGGAAATCAAACGCAAACATCAGATTGCAACGACGGATTGTACCCTAACGCGGAAACAATGGGAAGAAATCAAGGAACGATACGGCCATGCGTGTGCGTACTGCGGGAAGGTGATGGAACGCCTCGAGATGGATCACGTGATTCCATTGTCGAGGGGCGGGACACACACGGCAGCGAATGTGGTCCCATCGTGCCGGACGTGCAATGCCAAAAAAGGAAACAGGTTACTGCAACAAGACGGGACGTTTGGCTCATAAGTCCTCAGCCCTGCTCCGAGGCTCACTTCGCTACCTTCCCGCCGAAACTGATAGAGCCGATGATTCTGGCAGGGACCAGCGAGAAAGGTTGCTGTCCGAAGTGTGGCAAGCCATGGGAACGATTGGTGGAAAAGAATCCCGCCATATCAGTGCCATGTCCAAAAACAGACGCTATCTATCATGCACAGGGTGGTACTGGCGAGAAGAAAACGGGCACGATTGGAATGAGTGGTGGCGGGAGAACAGAAGGGCAAACGAAAACTCTTTGCTGGCAGCCGACGTGTGACTGCGGCTGTGACCCCGTTCCCTGCACCATTCTTGACCCGTTCATGGGGTCAGGGACGACGGCGATCCAAGCGGTGAGACTGCATCGGCACTATCTCGGTTGCGAACTGAATCCAGAGTACGTAGCAATGGCGAACAGACGGATTGCAGACATGGTAGGACCTTTATTTGCACAGGAGGCAGGCAATGACAACTAGAGTGGAAGAACTGCGAGAGACGGTAATGAGGGAGTGTGGTGTTGATACCCCGTGGTATGGTGACCCTAACGCAATGGCAGTTGATGCTCTCATCACCGCCGCCCGCCAGGAGGGGGCAGAGGCAGAGAGGGAGAGGATACGGGCGGGGAGCGAGCAGTTTTCAGAGGGCGATTTTGTGGAGGATTCGGACTATATCGGCATAAGGTATGGGGTTCATAGTGACAACGCCGTTGCCGATGCCGACATCTACGTCGTCCCCGCATCCGTCCTCGCGCCCGCGCCGAAGGAGAAAGAGAAATGAGAATTCATCGCATGGAAATCGCAGCAGCTGCTGCTCTTGTCATGACAGTGTTGCTGGGACTGCTGATAGTCGTCCTGGTGAAGCCATGAGGAGCCAGAGATTCATGTCGAGTTCTTCCTACATTGACGCTGTACTGGCACTGACGGAGCCAAGACCTTATTCATATACTGCCTTTTATCACGATTCGCCAGAGACAGCCTATACGCCAACGACCATATTGACCGACCAGGAACGGAAAGCTCTGCGAGCGCATGTCAATGGCTTCTTCCGGCGCAACTTCATGAACGGCGTGTTTCGGCTGAAAGTCTTGAAGGTGGAAGGGATGCCGGACAGCTGGTACATCGAGAAGGTGAAACTATGACCGACGACGAGCGGATACCGGCAGCGGACGAACAGACCGTTGAAGTCCCGCACGACATGGGGGTCGAGCAGTCATTACTCGGCTGCTGGCTGAAAGATGGCAAGGACCACGAGAACTACCTGCGGCAACCCATTGAGCCGCAGATGTTCTACTACGACGAACACGTGTGGGTGGCCGAGGCTATCCACGACTACGTGTTGCTCGGCAAAGCCACGGATCCCATACTCGTGGCTGCCGAGCTGAAGAAGCGGGGAAAGCTGGACGCCATCGGTGGCCTGGCCTATCTCAAGCAGCTGGTGGAGCTGGTCCCCTCGACAAGGAACGTCGAATACTACGCAGAGATCGTCAAGGAAACCGCCATCAAGCGGAGCATCATACGCATTGCACGCAACGCCTATGAGCGGGGTTTCAACCCATCGGTTTCTTCCAGCGACCTGCAATCCACGATTGCCAAGGCACTAGACGACATCGAACAGCCGCATGACATATCCATGGTCCAGGTCGTGTCGGAAGCCATCGCCGACCAGTCGAACGAGGAGAAGTCGTCGGATCACTGGCCGAAGACGGGCATCTCGACACTCGACGCGCATATCGGCGGGTTCAAGCCAGGAGCGGTAACGGTCATTGCCGCGTTCCCAGGTATCGGCAAGTCGTCCATGGCAGGCTATGCCACGTACATGGTCGCCAAGCGTTCAATCCCCGACTGTTACATCAGCCTCGAAATGAACCAGCAGGAGCTGTTCAACCGGTGCATGGCAATCGAAGGTGTCGCGCCCAACAACGTCATGAACCAGCACCGCATGTCCCAGCTGCAACTCCTGGAGTACGCACGCAAGGGCATGGAAATCGCGGCACCTCTCCCCATGTGGCTGCTCGACAAGGTGGAGCATCACGCGAACGCTATCCTTACCGAGATCCGAAGACAGCGGGTGATCCACGGCTGCCAGCTCTTTGTGCTTGACTATTTGCAGCTGGTCCAGCCGGAAGGGAACAGTCAGGGGAACTACAATCAGTTCCTGTCGTGGTTCACGGCGGAACTGAAGAACGCTGCCCGTATGCTCAACTGCCACATCATCGAGATCAGCCAGGTGTCCCGCGACGCGGCAAAGGACGACCGGCCGCTGACCATGCACGACCTTAGAGACTCGGGATCCATCGAGCAGAACGCGGACAACATCATCCTCTTGAACAAGGTCGGCACCCCGACGAAGCCCGACGACCCGAACTGCCTCATCTCCGTCGAGATTGCAAAACAGCGGTCCGGGATCAACAGCGTGTCGTTTGCTCTGAACTTCAATCAGGACTATCAGATTTGGTCATCACCACTGGACGATCAGCCGGTGCCCGAGCCTCCACAGCCACGGAAAGGAACACGCCGTGTGCGGAAGCCGGACAGCGGAACAGATGAAGTTGTGTTCAACTAGGAGAGGACATGCTATTTGCCAACAAGAAGCGCAAGCCGAAGACCGTCAGTGCCATCCTGCAGTCCGCCAACATGCAGATCCGGTCGTACAAAGACAACTACTTCTGGGCGGAGCGCATCTACTACATCCTGCAATACCTCTGGTCGACCGCCTACCAGCGCGGCTATGCCAAGGCATTGAAAGATATGGACGCCGTGGAGCCAGATGTATGAGTGACATGCGAACACGGCCGGACATTCAGCAACGAGCAGCACTTGCCCGCTTGAGTGTCCTGTACCAGCAGAAGGTCGCACGAACGAAGGCGCAGCAGGTTGTGAGCCAGCGTGCCCACAACACGGTGGAGTACAGGCGCAACCTGCTATTGAATCAGATGATGGCAAACTTTGACCGCTGGGCAAAGGACTTCCTGGGGTTGTGGCGATGAAGAAGAAACTAACTGCGATTCCCCGGCGTGACAGCCACGATCCACGCTGGCTTGAACTCGGCAAGTACATTCGCTACATGGCCGACGCGATGGGCTTGCATGAGTGGTACTTTGACCTCTCACACGATGCGCCCACGTTGCACGATGACGGCGCACAAAGTTCGATTGCGGAAGTCTGGACGGGTTCACAAACGGTAGCCGCCGAGGTTCGCGTAGGCGATACCTTCTGGACCAAGACACCCTACGAACAGCGATGGGCGATTGTCCACGAAATGCTGCACGTGGTCGAAGCGCCGTATATCAACGCTATCCGTGAAGGGTACGAGGCACCGGCAACAACGATGAACGTGGTGAACCAGCTGCGCGAGCGGTTCATCGACCAGGTATCGCTCATGCTCTCGCGCCGATTCTGTCTGCCCCCCAAGGGCTTCATGCCTGTGAAGAAGAAGGAGAAGAAATGAGCCACAAGAGGACGTTCTGCATCAAGTACAAGTCCGGCGATCAAGGCTATTCTGACGAACTGCGTATCGCTCGTTTCGACCACCAGTTCTACACGCAGACAACGAGCAAGACCAAGGCAATCGCAGAGTTCAATGCTGCGATAAAGCATGGCGGCATACCGAAGGGCAGTCGTCGTCTGGAGGTCATCGACATGAGTACCACGATGAAGAGTTACTAGCCATGAAGATCATCATGGACTTCGACCTGCACCCGCAGAGCTGGCAGCGTGCAGGGACTTCGACTGGTCACTTCTACACACAGACGGCGACCCGAGAATTCGAGGACGCATTGAAGATTCTCATGCAGCAGCAGATGGACGGAGAACCAATC